TCAACCTGTTAGCCACGTCAGCATGGTCCCTCTGGTTCTCATCCCGAAAGCGTCGTAAGAACAAGCCTAGCACCCCGAAGGAGCCAGTGACCAACGCCGCCACGACAATGCCCCACGCCTCAGTCATAACTGCCTTCGTCAAATAGGGTGAACTGGTCAGGATGGATTACTGCCTTCTCCGGGCCGAGGGCATCCACTGTTGAGCGCTCCCTCTTCGTTGCTGTTTTCGACTGGTATCTCTCTTCAGCCCACTGACCGGCTTGTGCCTGACGAATAGATGGAAGACCACGCTGGGACATTGCCTGCCTCATAGAGTAGTCAATCATGCTATGGACTCCTGTTATCCCTAGTGCCTCTTCTGCCGGAGACTTCTCTCCCTCCTTAGGGTTAGGGCTCACCTTAGAGAGGTGTGCCATAGCCCCACCCCCACCAGTGTGTATATCCGCAACCGTGAAGTCCGGGTGAGACGGTCTGAAACTGTTGACAAACGGTCCAGTCTTAGGTCCCATTCCCCCAACGTCACCACTCTTGGTAACAAACAACTGTTTTGGATCGGCTGCTGCTGGTCCTTCTGTACGCTCTACCCGACTGAGGGTAGCCGCTTTACGAATGTTCGCAGGATACCCTACAGACCCAAGGTTTTCATCTTGAATAAAGGCGTCCGTCATTTCATGTGGGGCTGGTTTCTGAGGATCTCCGATGTCCACGTCTGGATTACGCTGCTCCATTGCAGACGCTCGCACACCCGCCCTTAGGTTGGGAAAGCCTACCGCCCCACTAACCTCATCCTCCGTCCTAAACAAGACGTTCGGAGAAGTGACACCCATCATGTTCAACATCGTGTTGGTAGTCACCTGTGCCTCACGAGCGGACTCATCAACGGCTGTACCAACCTCTGACCCCGGATCATAGAAGTTAGCACCCACGGGGTGATCTAAGCCCTGCATATCAGCGCGATAATGGGCCTGATCCATCTGGGAACCTAGAGCCTCCGTCATACTCTTTGTGGTTGCCCCGGTCTTAGCCAACACCTGAGCCTCAATGTTGAGCCGCTGCCGAAGAGGCATGTCTTCCCAACGGGGTGGTTCACTCGCAGCCTGCGGGTCCTCAAACCCCGGAAGTTGCCGGTCCATGACACTGGGTACAGGTGCGCCAGCGTCCCCATGTAAGCCATGCTCAGGATCAGCGGTAACCTCAGGAGGAATCTTCTTGTTCCACCCTTTAGCATCATATATCTGGCCGACAGACATGGAGGTTCCATACAGGTCTTGTGCTGTCTCAAACCTCTCGGGATGGGATTGCGACCACGCCCTGCGAGTGTCCCCAGATAGTCTCTGGGCCACTTTGAACTCAGGGTCACGTTTAGATCGTGGAACGTCCTGACGAACAGTTAGTTTATCATCGCCCTTAAGTCGCTTCTGCCGCCGCTCTGTCGCCATACGAGGCTATAGCCCTACGCAGTGTAGGGGATCAGTCGTGAACGCGAGTGGCGTTGGGCCGGTTCATGTGTGCGCCAGAGTTGAAGGAACGCTCAAACTTGGGCATTCCGTCACCAGCCACGACACCCTGAACGAACTCTCCAAGCACAGACGGGGCCTCGATCCATGAAGCAGAGCCGACGTGGGCACGCTCCTGCATCGTGACTTCGGCTGGCTTGTAGAACATCGCCGGGTTGTTATGGTTCGGGCGACCCGGAACCGATGAGGTATCGACGTACGAGCCGATAGCGAAGTCGTTCGGGACATCGGTATCAGTCGCTACACCTTCCTCAAACCGGAGAGAGCCACGCTGGCCGGGAATGTCCGGGCCCATCGTGCGCTCAAAGATGTTGCCCGCAACCTCAGGAAAGAGTGGTGCTGGTGCAACTGTTGGGTTCATTACGTTCGCCATGGAATCCTCCGAGGATAACGGGTAGGTACCTTGCTATATGATACCACTAAACAAAGAACGGATTCTCCGCTACCGACACTGTGGGCATGATGTCGTGAACCGACATGGCGCAGGCCAAGGCCAAACTGTCGGGGTAATCATCGAAGGCACCCCTCTCATCGGGGGCCTCAGCCAGCAAGTATGGTCCTCGGTTGATGCGCTCTAGATCCAACATCTGTTGATTAAACTTCTTCCAACGCTTCGTTCGCCTTGCCTTGGAATGGCCCGGGATGACCAACTGGTTTCTCTGGATCAACTCCGTGAGGTGTACCCAACGCTCATTCTGGGCCTTGGCGTCAGATGAGATAGACAGAACTTCAATGTCTGGTAGCAATAGTGCCAAGCGTTCTGCTACTGCCCCTCCCACGCCCTGTGCGTCGATGCCCACTCTCATTACTTCGTAGTTTCGTACGAAATCAACGATCTTAAAGTACTGGGACTCCCAGTCGGTGTCATGCAGTTCCAACCAGTTCAGGACCCGGTGCTCAAAGAACCCCAGCCCATCTGGGTGGTCCCAGTCCACCCACACCGCAGTAGCAACAGTAGAGTCGTTGCTCCTAGCCACGTCGATACCCATAATTATAGGAGTCCTCCACCACTCAGGAACCAGCGGCATGGACGGGTCGTACAGCCTGCCCAAACGGTCCTCGGTGACAAACATACCCTTCTCAAGCATCCAGTGGTTGAGGTAGGACATGCGAAACTCATCAGAGTCCTCCCCGATACGCACCTTCTCCTTGCTGATGAACCGGCCATAGTTCTCGTTGTACTTAGCAGCAGTACGCCAGTCGTACTCAAAGTGCGACTGCCTTTGGCCTCGTTTCTTACTAATGTCCCGACGTTTATTAAACTGAATCATCTTGTAGAAGTACGACTTGTTACGAGTAGCCGTACCAGTTAGAGCGATGGTGCCGTTGTTGAACGCCAACATGGGCTTGATTGACTTGGTAACCACATACTCGTCGGCCTCCTGAGCCTCGTCCACAATGGCGAAGTGGTACGTCTTGGACTCAATCTTGGCCTTAGGGTTACACGTCTGCATACGGCAGAGCGACCCAGAGTTCTTCAAGGACACTATCTTACCCTTGCCTCTGGCCCCCCCAGACGCAGCCCGATCATCAATCTCGGGGTCCAGTAGAAACTCTAGAGCATGGTCGCTGGTAAGACGAGTAACTATACGACTAAACACCGTGTCAGCCTGATCCTCTGTGGGAGCGAACACCCCACACCACAGACCCTTACTGAACTTACTCAGCCACAAGGGGTACACCATAGACAACTTGGGAAGAATCACCATCAGGGCGGCAATGACGTTTGACAGCACCTCCGACTTACCACTCTGTCGAGTGGCTATCAGGGTCAGTTCCTCACCATCACCGATAACAATGGATTCAATAAACCTGTAAGCAATGGGAATCTGGTAGGGAAAGAACTCTACGTCACAGAACTCTTCTGTAAATATAACTAGTTTCTTACACAGTTCGTCTACAAACTCAGCCGACGCCTCGTCCAGTTCGATCTCCAGATCAGCGATAGATTCAACATCATCATCTATCTCTGACTCTAGAAGATCGGTGCTCATTCGTCCCTCTCCGACAACTCATCCCACATTGCGGCAAGCATGTCCAGTCTGGTTGATACTTCGTCTGCCCCACGGGAGTGGTGACGCCACTGATCGTATGCCTGCCCCAAGTTCATAATCTCTATGTCCAGCCACTCCTTCAGTTCCGAGGTAGTCAACTTGGTGATACGAGAAGGTCGCTCCAAGGTGCGTACTGCGTGCTCCTGCTCTCCTTGCCAGAACTTCAGTGCCATGTGCCTATTTCCTTTGGTTTCCCCGGAAGTCGTCGGCCAACCAGCGAGTGCAGTAGACCGTCTTCCACCGTGTAGTGCTCCGATGGTTTACAAATACCTATTTGGAATGTCCGGTACGGGACCACAACCTGCATCCCACGACCGGTCCTCCACGGGTAATCTGTTTCCCTCATAAAAGACATCCGTAGACCGATCTTCTTTACGGTCGTCTGGCGTGTCAGCCAGTACACAGGACCCACTCCCTGCACCAGATCCAGCGTATCCCGTAAAACTAACCACCAACTAATAGTAGCACCCACCAGCCCTACCAATAGCCACCACCCATGTAAGAATGGCAGTACAGGCAGGAGTAGTAGGCCGATAACTAGGGGGCTGTACCCCAATACTTTACTTGTAATAGTCATACCAAGTGAAGATAAGAATAATGGCGAGTAGGGACATACACCCTAAAGAAATCCAGTACAACATCTAAGTCTCGTTCCCGTACGGCCATCTATCTGGCATCTCCGGTGACTCCCACTTAGGTGGAGCCGAGTGAAGCGCTGGCCTGTGCCACGGTGGTTTACCCGCATAGAGCGGGTCAAAGTGGGGGGAGTCTGGTCGACCTCGGTACGCTCCACGCATCTGCTCTGACAAGGTCGTGTTACCCATGAACACGCTGCCGGTGGGGTCCCACTGTAGGCGTTTGGACCACTGGGAGTTCACCGTCCATTCGTCGTGGTACCGCACCCGAGCGGGAGGGGTTTCCCTGACGTACCTCTCCCTCTCAAGGAGATTTCGTGGGTCCTCGGCCTGTCCGTCGGTCATGTCCGAGACGTAGTATTTGTATCCAGTCTTTTTTCCATCGAAGGTCGCAGGTGGAAAGGGGGTCTTCCCCACAGGTCTGATGGACTCTACCTCTGGCTTGAATATACCCCCGTCTGGAAGTGTTGACATAGAACCAAGGCCCAAGATGGCCTGCATACTAGACGGGTGCATCTTATGTTGCCTATTAGGGAGCCCTTCCATCGCCTTACGCAACGCATCGGCCTGTTCCATTAAGGTCTGAGGCTTATCCTCCGGCTCAAACTGGGGACCGTCTGGTGCTGGCATTAGCCGAAGTCCGAGAAGAACTGCATGTCTTTGTCCTTGGCCTCATGGTAGCCGATACCATTCAGGGTGGAGTTGATGAACTTACCCTTTGACGTGCCGGGGGAATGGAAGTTCAAGTACGTGTGGTACGGCACATTTGGATACACGTACTCTCTCCTACGATTACCCTGCTTGATAAACTTAACGCACAGGTTACCCACACCACTGTCAAACTCATCTTCGTCGTCAGGTACGTACTTGTAGGCATGCACACGAGTGCTGGCTGGGTACTCGACCTCAAACCGAGAGCCCTCCTTGCGCTCTGCGTCCAGAGACGTAGTACTTCCCAGCGTGCCGGACTGTCCCGAACTTTGGTTGTCCGCTAGATCGTCAAGAGACTCTCTAGTCCTGTCCGGCTTCGGCATCGTCGGTGGGCTCCTCGTCCTGTGGCCCAGCCAGAACGGCACGAAGTTCCGTCACCATCGCTGCCAG